TGTCAAGACGCAGGTAAGTAATGGCTAGTTTAAATAATACTAAGTTTCATACTCAAGGGTATCTTGTAGCTTCTACATCTGCGGATGCTAACGCTACAGTATTATATACGTGTCCGAGTAACTTCAGTGCTATTGTAAGATACTTACATATAAGCAATAACAGTAACTCAACTAAAAAAGTATATATGCAGTTCTATCACAAAGATGATAATCAGTATCATTACATTGCAAATGGTTTAACTATGTCAGGTCACTCTGTAACTAACCTAGTCAATGGTGGGTTCTTTAACCTACACGCAGGTGATAAACTATTAGCATATGGCGAGACTACAAACACTATGGATGTAATGGTATCCGTAGAAGAATACTATGACCCAGCTAGAAATGCATAACGGGGTTGCATTATTATCTATAGTATGGTATAACTAACTATGGTATAACTATCTCTGTAAGGTAAACAAGCCTTACATATACATAACGGAGATAGTTAAAATGTTTAAAAGATTATTTAATAATATACAAAGAAGCAGACAAGCAAGTGCCGACTTATGGTTACTTAATAACATGTCTGATAAAGATTTAAGAGATATAGGTATTACTCGTGGCGAAATCGAAAGCAAAGTCAAAGGTAAATGAGGCAGGAAATTATACTAAGCCTACTATGCGGAAGCGTTTGTTTGAACGTATTAAACGGGGAACTAAGGGGGGCAAGGCCAATCAATGGTCCGCACGTAAAGCACAGATGCTCGCTAAAGCCTACAAAGCTGCAGGTGGGGGATATAAATAATGGCATCGGGAATGAAACATTATTTTAAGAATGGTAAAGAGTATAAGGGTAAAACCCATAAACATGCCAATGGTACTTTAATGTCAGGTGCAAAACATACTGCATCAAGTAAAGTTTTATTTCACTTTAAAGAATTGTCTGCTACTGCCAAAAAGGTTGCTAAGAAGTAATGGCTCTTTCTAAATCACAAAAGAGTTTAAATAAATGGACTCGTCAAAAATGGGGGACTAAAAGTGGAAAACCTTCGACTCAAGGTACGAAAGCTACAGGAGAACGTTATCTACCTGCTGCAGCTCTTAAAGCGATGTCTAGTTCGCAGTACGCAGCTACTACTGCAAAAAAGCGTAAAGATACTAAAGCTGGTAAACAGTTTTCTAAACAGCCTAAAGGCGCTGCTAAAACTTCTAAAAGATATAGGAAAGTCTAAGAATGACTAGCTTTGAAGAAGTTGATGTAGACAACAGTGGTTCTATTGACAAGAGTGAATGGGATGCTTTAGCATTAGAAGATCGTAGACGTAGGCTAGATGATGAAGATGCTCAGAGAGATGCACAAAGACGTATGGCATGGTTCTGTCTAGTTGGTATGCTTGCATATCCATTCCTAGTATTACTGTGTAGTATAGTAGGTGCTGATCAAGCGGCTGACATCATTGGCTCTATGGCATCTATATATTTCTTATCTGTAGCTGGTATTGTTGGTGTATTCTTCGGAGTCACTAACATGAGCAAGAAAGAAGTTAAAGGGAATAACGGATAATGTTAGGACTAAATTTAATAGGTCAAGTAGCTAACTTAGCTGGTACAATGATCGAAGGCAAGACTGCTGTAAAGAAAGCAGAAGCTGAAACAAAGATGAAGATAGCCACAGGTGAAATAGACTGGGATATCGAAGCAATGAAAGCTACGCAGAATAGCTGGAAAGATGAGTGGATTACTCTTCTATTTTCTATACCATTAATCCTAGCCTTTTGTGGGCAATGGGGAAATGATATAGTACATGCAGGGTTTGAAGCCTTGGAAATTATGCCTGATTGGTATCAGTACTCGTTAGGTGGAATCGTGAGTGCCAGCATTGGTATGCGTGGCGTAAGTAAATTTTTTGGAAAGAAATAATATTATGAGCAAAACTACTACAGAACCTGCATGGTTAAAAGCTATGAAAAAAGAAGCTGACAAATTAGGTATACCTATTAGAGAGCTTCTAACACAGAATATGAAAAAAGCACCTGCTAAAAAGAAAACACCTGCTGCTGGTAAGAAGAAGACAGTTATGGCCGCTAAAGGTGGCTACATGGCTAAAAAGAAAAAGAAAAAATAATGAAGAGTAACTTCAATGAATGTTTAGAAATGCTACTGGAACACGAGGGTGGTTATGTAAATCATCCTAGTGATCCCGGTGGCATGACTAATCTTGGTGTAACTAAACGTGTCTACGATGAATGGATTGGTCGTGAGTCTACTGAAGAAGAGATGCGTGACTTAACACCTGATGATGTAGCTCCAATATATAAACAGAACTATTGGGATAGAGTCAAAGGTGATCAACTACCTTCTGGGGTAGATTGGTGTGCATTCGATTGGGCTGTTAATAGTGGTAGTGGTAGACCTGCTAAAGCTATACAACGTGCAGTAGGTGCTACAGCAGATGGTGCTATTGGTCCTAAGACATTACAACTTGTTATGGAGAAAGACCCTAAGTATATTATTGATTATGTATATACAGTAAGACAAGGGTTCTATGAAGGATTAGATACGTACAAAACATTTGGGCGTGGTTGGTCTAGGCGTAACAAAGAAACGCTTGAACAAGCATTGCATATGGTGGAATAATAATATTATGGCACGTGAGTTAACAGATAGACAAAAGAAATTTTTAGCAGTCCTTATGGATGAAGCTGGTGGAGATATTACTAGTGCTAAAATTATGGCAGGTTATTCAGCTAATACTTCTAACACTGAAATAACAAATAGCCTTAAAGAAGAAATCATTGATGTTACTCACAGCTATTTAGCACGTAATGTACCTAAAGCTGCAATGGCTATGGTAGGTGCATTGTATGATCCTACTGAGTTAGGCATACGTGATAAAATGACTGCAGCAAAAGAACTACTTGATCGTACTGGTTTAGTTAAAACTGAGAAGATGCAAGTAGAAGCTAAGGGTGGTGTCATGTTGATGCCAGCTAAAAAAGCACAGGAAGAAGATGACTAAACCATTAGGTAAATGGAAATTACCACAACCGACAGACCTTAAAGAAAATAGTAGATGGGTAGCAATCCCACGTGTAGCAAGAACAATTCCATTTGGTTATGAATTAGACCCAAAAGATAAAGGAATACTCTTGCCAATCAGTGCAGAACTTGATATGCTTGAGCAAGCACAGAAATACTTGAAACAGTATTCATATCGAGAAGTTGCTAACTGGTTGACTAGAAATACTGGTAGAACTATTTCTCATGTAGGTTTAAAGAAACGGTTAGATAATGAGCGACAAAGAAAAAACAAAGCTGGAAGCCTTCGCCGATGGGCAGACTATGCGAAAAAGGCAATTGCCAAAGCGGAAGAAATCGAACGCACAAGGCTCGGTGCAAAAGAAAAAGAAGAAACAAAAGAAACCAGAGCCGCCTAAAGTTTTAGTTGATCATGATCTAGCTAAAGTTGAAGAACAGCATAACGTAATATTCAAACCTAATGCTGGGCCACAGACTGACTTCCTTGCCGCAGGTGAACGTGAAGTATTATATGGTGGCAGTGCTGGTGGTGGTAAGTCATATGCTATGTTAGCTGATCCATTACGTTTTATGGGACACCCATCCTTCTCAGGATTGCTACTAAGACATACGACAGAAGAACTAAGAGAACTTATATTTAAGTCTCAGGAAATGTATCCTAAAATATGGCCGGGTATCAAATGGTCAGAACGTAAGATGCAATGGACAGCACCATCAGGTGCAAGACTGTGGATGTCATACCTAGATAAAGAGGATGATGTATTAAGATACCAAGGTTTAGCATTTAGTTGGATAGGCTTTGACGAACTTACACAGTGGCCTACACCCTTTGCATGGAACTATATGCGATCACGTTTACGTTCTACTGCAAGTGACTTACCTGTGTATATGAGGGCTACAACCAACCCCGGTGGTAGAGGCCATCATTGGGTTAAGAAGATGTTTATTGATCCAGCTGCTCCTAATAACTCATTTGATGCTACTGACATTGAAACAACTGAAGTATTAAGATACCCTGCAGGTCATAAGAAAGCTGGTAAGGCACTATTCAAACGTAAGTTTATACCTGCTAGATTATCTGATAACCCATACCTAGCCGCACAAGGTGATTACGAAGCAATGCTTCTATCTCTACCTGAGCAACAACGAAGACAATTACTAGAAGGTGATTGGGATATTAAAGAAGGTGCAGCCTTCACTGAGTTTGATAGAACAATACATGTAGTAGAACCATTTGATATACCAAGTAACTGGGTCAAGTTCAGAGCATGTGATTATGGTTATGGTAGTAAATCTGGTGTAGTATGGTTTGCAGTATCTCCAAGTGAACAACTTATAGTATATCGTGAGTTATATGTAAGTAAAGTATTAGCGGCAGATTTAGCTGATCAAGTACTTGACTTAGAAGCTGGAGATGGTAATATTAAGTATGGGGTACTTGATAGTTCATTATGGCACAAGCGTGGTGACACAGGGCCATCCCTAGCAGAACAAATGGTTCAAAGAGGTTGCAGATGGCGACCATCAGATAGATCAAAAGGTTCACGTGTAGCAGGTAAGAATGAGATACACAGGCGGTTACAAGTAGACGAGTATACTGAAGAACCAAGACTAGTATTCTTTAACACATGTACTAACATGGTAGCTCAATTACCTGCGTTACCAATAGACAAAAGAAACCCAGAAGATATAGATACTACCTCTGAAGACCACTTGTATGATGCATTACGCTATGGTATCATGTCACGACCACGATTTAGTATATTTGATTATGATCCACATGGACGACCTTCAAGTGGTATGAATGTAGCAGACTCCACGTTTGGATATTAAGGACAAATAAATGGCAGAAGAAAACGAAGGCTTTATCGAAGATGATGCAATTATCCTAGCAGATAGTGATGATTCAACGGTTGACGATGCAGATACAGCAAAGATAATACCATTTATTATGGACAAATATAATCGTGCTGATGAATATAGACAGCAAGATGAACAGCGTTGGTTACAAGCTTATCGTAACTATCGTGGTGTATATAGCTCTGATGTACAGTTTACTGAAGCTGAGAAGTCAAGGGTATTTATAAAAGTAACTAAAACTAAGACACTTGCCGCCTATGGTCAGATAGTAGATGTATTATTTGCAGGTCAGAAGTTTCCACTAACAGTTGACCCTACTGAACTACCAGAAGGTGTAGTATCTGATGTACACTTTGATCCTAAAGAACCTGAGCAGTTACGTGAGTCAGAGTTAGGTGAAGTTGTAAACCCTTATGGCTTTGCTGGTGATGGTAAAGATTTACCTGCAGGTTCTACTGCTAAAACCTTACTAGATAGTATAGGACCACTTAAAGATAAACTAAGTGAGATTGATAATGTACGTGAAGGTGTAGGTAAAACTCCTACATCTATTACGTTTAGCCCTGCTATGATAGCGGCTAAGATGATGCAGAAGAAGATACATGATCAGTTAGAAGAGTCTAGTGCTAGTAAACATTTACGTAGTACAGCTTTTGAGATGGCACTGTTTGGTACTGGTGTTATGAAAGGCCCATTTGCAGTAGATAAAGAGTATCCTAATTGGGACGATGAAGGTGAGTATTCACCAGTAATAAAAACAATACCTCAAGTATCACACGTATCTGTGTGGAACTTCTACCCTGATCCAGATGCTACTAATATGGATGAGGCACAGTTTGTTATAGAACGACACAAGATGTCAAGAACACAGTTACGTTCATTGAAACGTAGACCACACTTCCGTTCATCTGTTATTGATGAAGCTGTTGCTCTAGGTGAGAACTACAGTAAAGAATCTTGGGAAGACGATTTATCAGATTACGCACCTGAGCATGGCATTGAACGCTACGAAGTCCTAGAGTATTGGGGTATGGTAGATGTTGAGATGTTATTAGAACAAGGTGTAGATATACCAGATGAATTATCTAATGTAGACGAGTTACAAGCTAATGTTTGGATTTGTAATGGTAAACTATTACGTATGGTTATGAATCCGTTCAAACCTGCACGTATACCTTACATGGCTGTTCCATATGAGCTTAACCCTTACAGCTTCTTTGGTGTAGGTATAGCTGAGAATATGGATGATACACAAACACTAATGAATGGTTTCATGCGTATGGCTGTAGATAATGCTGTACTATCAGGAAACTTGTTGATAGAGGTAGACGAAACTAACTTAGTGCCGGGACAGGATATGTCCGTGTATCCCGGTAAAGTCTTTCGTCGCCAAGGCGGTGCACCCGGGCAAAGCATTTTTGGAACTAAGTTTCCTAATGTGGCTCAGGAGAACTTGCAACTCTTTGATAAGGCACGTGTCCTTGCAGATGAGTCCACAGGATTTCCATCTTTCGCACATGGTCAAACAGGTGTGTCGGGTGTAGGTCGTACTGCTTCTGGTATTAGCATGCTCATGGGTGCGGCACAAGGTGGCATTAAGAATGTTATCAAGAATATTGATGATTATCTGTTACGTCCATTAGGTGAAAACTTATTTAGATTTAATATGCAGTTTGATTATGATCCTAAGATCAAAGGTGACTTAGAGGTTAAGGCTCGTGGTACAGAGAGCTTGATGGCTAATGAAGTACGTAGCCAAAGATTAATGCAGTTTATGCAAATTTCTTCTAGTCCAGCCCTTGCACCTTTTGCTAAATTTCAGTATATTATACGAGAGATTGCAAAGTCTCTTGAGTTAGACCCAGACAAGGTTACTAACAATATGGACGAGGCGGCTATTCAAGCTGAACTCATGAAAGGTTTCCAACAACCACAACAGCCAACAGATCAACAAGGTGCACCAGCAGGTGCTAACCCAGCAGACCCTACAGGCGCAGGTGGCGGAAACATAGGTACAGGACAAGCACCTCTACCACAAGAACAAGGATTTAGCGGAAATGCAGAAGGACAAGGAGCACCTGAGCAAGCTCAAGGCGATGGTCAGCAACCACCAGCAATGGGAACAGTTCAATAGTTACATTGATTCTTTGATAGATCAACAGCACAGAACTATGGAACAAGCTGACAATGATAAGATCATATACCGAGCACAGGGTGCGATCTTTCAATTACGTAGAATAAAATTATTACGTGACGAAGTATTAAAACACAAATAAGGAAACATCCCATGATGGAAAAACAAATGGAACTATTCGCACGTGGTGGCTTAAAAGATGAAGGTGGTATGATTGACGAAGAGTCTGGTAACAGAGTTCCTATCGGTGGAACTCGTGAAGGTGTTCGTGATGATATTAATGCTAACGTGAGCGAAGGTGAGTTTATTCTGTCTGAAGATGTTACAAGATACCATGGGCTTGAGAAGCTTATGAACTTACGTCAAGAGGCTAAGATGGGTCTAAAAAGAATGGAAGCTATGGGACAAATGGGTAATAGTGATGAAGCTACAATGCCAGATGATTTACCATTTGGTATGGATGATTTAATTATTGTTGCAGGTGGTGAACCAGAAGATGATGGTGAACTTAACATGGCTGTTGGTGGTTTAACTACAGGTACTACAAATGTTATACGTACACCTGACCCCGTTGCCTCTGTTGCAAATAATCCTGTTCTTCCAGCAACTACAACTGGAGTGCGTAGACTTACACCAGAAATTACACAACCACCACGTACTAATGTAGACTTTAAAAAGTTTATGGGTGAAGCATCTATTGAATATAAAGAGTATAGAAATGCAAATGGTCAAAACATACTAATACCATTTTTAGATGGTAAAGCTATGTTCTCAATACCAGAAGGATATACTTTATATACAGGTGAAGGTTCTATAGGTACTGGTACTACCCCTGTAGACGATATAGTAGCAGATACTAATAATGCAACACAAGAAGTACGCTCAAGAGGTAGTGATGATCGTACAGAGGTTGATGTACGACCTACACCTATTGATTATGATAATATTAGCAATGAAGACCTTTTAAAATTAGCTCAAGATCAAACAGGTACTAAAGGTACTATAGCAAAAATGGCAATGGCTTTTATGGGGCCTTTAGGTATCTTTGGTATGTTAGCTATGTCACATCAAAGTAAAAAAATACAAGAAACGATTAACAAAAGAATAGCTTCTGGTATCATAGGAAATGATTTAAAAGGTGAGTTTACAGAAATACTTGGTTTATTAAGTAAAGGTTCTGGTGGATTACTTGGTGGCGTATTAGATTTCGTTGGTGGATTGTTAGGTAAAACACCAGAAGAAATTGCAAAAGCTAAAAAAACAAATATTATAACAGAAGAAAAAGCCAACCCTAATATTCCATTATTTACAGTAAATCCAAGATCGGGTGCTACTGAACTTACTGTTTCTGTACAGGATGCAGTACAATCGGTACTTAAAGATATACCTGCTACTGCTACAGATCAACAAATGACAGAACGTCTTACAAATAGAGTAAGAAATAAAATTACAGAAGGTCAGCGACAGGCATTATCAAATGCTGCATTTGCACCAACTGGAGGTGTTCTTCCAGATGATTATGATTTAGCTAGAGAAGCAATGGCTGAAGTTGCACCAATAGGTGCTGTAGATGCTTTAACTGGTACACCTAAAACAACATACAGAGATATGTCACCAGAGGAGCAAGCTAAACGTGCGTCTAGGATATCTGTAGCAGGTGTAGGTGCACAATTACCAACAGGTACTACTACAGCCGTAACACCAGAGTTAACTGGCTTAGAACAATTAGAAGCTTCTATGGCTTCAACTAAACAGTATGAACCTATTAATGACCTAATGCCCGGAGAAGTTAGAGAGGTTGCGCCTACATCATATAGTTCTGGTGCAATCAATATGCGTCCTGATGCTTTGGATATAGCTCCAGTAACTCCTGTAGATACTTCTACATATACACCACCTTCTTCTATGAGTTTTGCACCAACTGGAACTAGTGCTGACCCACAAATACAATCATACTTAGAGCCGTTAGCAGAACGTGCGGATCCTTTAATTACTACACCTGCTATAGATTATTCAACACCTTCTGGTACATTACCCTTTATGGAGTCTGTAGCAAACCAAAGAAATGTAGGATTGTCTCAGACTGATGCAATGTTACGAGGTAGCAGTGCTGACCCTCTAGTAGAACCATATGTAGCACCTTCAGTACAAAGCACCATAGGAGGAAGGCCAGTATACGATACTACAACTGCTCTGGGTAAGAGGGCTATTGAAGCTTCCTATTTGATTCCTACAGGTGATCCTGATTTAGCATCACCATCTGTCACACCTTCAACTGTGTCTAAACAAACTACTAGTGCATTTCCTTCATACACACCGCCTAGTGTTTCTGGTATAGTACCATCTAAACCAATAGGTAGTGGTCGTGGTGAAGGTGCATTTGAAGTTGCACAAAGACAGGCAGACTCTTCTCCTACATACACACCAGATGCTACACAAAAAGTACAGGGTGGTTTTGGGGTTACACCTACAGTAACTAGTTCTACAATGGATATTACTACAAAACCTGTAGCCCGACCAAGTGGGTTAGGTTCTAAAACATCTACACCTATGCAAACGTATAAAGCTGGTGATTCTAATCAAGCTACTGGGTGGATGAATCTACCAGATGCTAACATAGCTCAAGCCGCTGACTTAAACAGAAGGTATGCAAAAACAGGTGGTACTGCAGTAGATGATTACGCAGTTGGTGCTATTACAGATGGCGATAAACCCGGTGTGTATGCAGACAAAGATGGTTTTGCCTTGCGTGATGAAAACAATAGAGTTGTATTTAAAACGGATAAATATGAAGAACCCGTAGTTAAAACTACAGTATATGAAAGATTAGTTTTAAAAATGGATTCACATAAACCTGCTGGTAAATTTAATGAGAATGAAGCAAGTACTGCAAGTACCAATAAAGCAAAAACTGTTACACCAGCTAAAAAGAATCAGCTATCTAAAACAGCAAAAGCTAAGATAGGTACAGATGCTAGTGGTGGTGATCCTAACATGGCAGGTGCAGTATGGACTTCTCAACCGGGAACTAACGTATTAACACGTACATTCCCTAAGAAAGATGCTACACCTGCACCAGTAACAACTACTAGTAGCAGTAGTAGCGGTAGTAGTGGCGGTGGAAGTAGTAGCAGTGGCGGTGGTAGTAGTAAAATAGTATGTACTGCTATGAATGAGTCTTATGGCTTTGGTTCATACCGTCAGGCTGTGTGGTTAAAATATTCAAATAGTAACTTGACAAAAGAACATGAAGTAGGATACCATACATTATTCCTACCTTTAGTAGAACTTGCATACCAAAAAGATTATAAGTATGTACGTAAAACACTAGAGAATATTGCGAGACATCGTACTGCAGACCTTAGAGCAGAGATGCAAAATAAAAAACGTGATAAGTTAGGACGATTCTATAGAGCTATATTAGAACCAATCTGTTACTTAGTAGGTGCATACAAAATGTTTAGGAATAAATAATATGGATTTTGAAGAATATAAAATTAATGTGTCAAGTAGATTTGATGCACTATCGGAAGAAGATCAACAACAAATAATTGAATTAATGAGAACTCCTATAGGACAATTGGTTATAAGTGTATTGGGTAGTGAACTGTTGGATTTAACTCCTCCACAAGAAGAACCTACTGCACCTGTAAGACGTGGATTAGCAGCACGAACTATTTAATCTCTGCTAAATTTGAACTGGCTACCCATCCCCCTACCAACACTAGGCTACGGCGGCCCCAGTATGAAAGACTGAAATATGAATAATAAAATAATGGCAGAAGAAGTAAAGCCAGAAACTAAAGTTGCATTTGCAAATCGTAAGTACTCTAATGAAGACAAGCGTAAGATGGAAGAGGAAGAACTCGAACAACTTATAGCTGAACAAAAAGGTGAAACAACAGAAGCTACTGAAGAAGTAGTAGAAGCTGAACCTATTAATGCTGAAGAAAAAAGTTTTAAGAAACGCTACGGTGATCTTAGACGGCATATGCAAGACAAAGAAAAAGATTGGGACGACAAGTTTAAAACACTACAACGTCAACTTGAAGACTCAACTAAACAAGAGATTAAGTTACCTAAGTCTGATGGAGACATTGAAGCTTGGGCAGAACAATACCCAGATGTAGCGGCTATAGTAGAAACTATTGCAATTAAGAAAGCAAAAGAACAAGCGGCTGGATTAGAAGAACGTGTAAAAGAAATTGATGAAATGAAAGCTGATGCGGCACGCAAGAAAGCTGAAGTAGAATTAATGACTGCACACCCTGACTTTGGTGAAATCAGAGATGATGATGCGTTTCATAATTGGGTAGATGAACAACCTAAGTGGGTACAGGATGCTCTATATGAGAATGCTAGTGACTCACGATCAGCCGCACGTGCAATTGATTTGTACAAAGCTGATATGAATATACAAACAAAGAAACCTGCGAGCAACAATAAAGATGCCGCACGTTCAGTAAACAGTCGTAGTAACGCTACACCTGATTCAGAAGATTCTAAGAATGTATTTAAGGAATCACAAGTGAATAAGATGACAGCACAACAGTATGAAAAAGCTTCTGATGCTATTATGGAAGCCATTCGTACTGGTAAGTTTATTTACGATATGTCGGGCAATGCTCGATAAAGCTATTGACATATAATATATTTATGATATAACTATATGTACAATGTAGTAGTGTGACCCCTAAGACACAGGTTACTCACACTACGACTAAACCCACGCAAACAACAAAATACTTCTTGACAACCTAATGTCTTATGGCCCATTATAGTGAAGGTAGGCCAACTTTCATAATAATGCACCCTACAAGTACTTAGCCTCTATATAAGTGAATAGTCGTTTGCATCTGTAATCTAATGCTAAAGGAGAATTAAAATGGCATTTGGAAAGGCTTCGGGCTATACAAACTTACCTAACGGTAACTTCTCGCCCGTTATTTACAGCAAACAGGTGCAACTTGCATTTCGCAAATCTGCTATCTGTGAAGCTATCACTAACTCCGACTATTTCGGAGAAATCGCTCAAATGGGCGACTCAGTAAAAATCATAAAAGAGCCTGAGATTTCAGTTACTGCGTATCTACGTGGTACTACTATCTCAACTCAGGATTTATCCGATAATGATTTTTCATTAACAATCGACAAAGCAAACTACTTTGCATTTAAAGTTGATGACATCGAAGAAGCACACTCACATGTAAACTTCCAAAGCCTAGCTTCGGATCGTGCAGCATATCGTTTGGCTGATCAGTATGACCAAGATGTTCTTGGTTACTTATCTGGTTACAAACAGGCTGCGTTACATGCAAATGCTAGTGCGGTAAACAATGTAGTAAATGGTACTAAAGCTAACTCAGCAGCTGGTTCAGACGAACTGCTTGCAGCGAACAAGCTTATCAAAGGTTCATTTGGTAACATTACAACAACTTCTGCTGGTGATCATTCGATTCCAGTTGCAGCACGTCTGCCGGGAGCTACTGCATTACCAACAGCTACTGTTTCACCAGCTATGTTGGTGGCACGTATGAGTCGTTTACTAGACGTTCAAAACGTAGACACACAAGGTCGTTGGATCGTAATTGACCCGGTGATGATGGAAGTCTTACGTGATGAAGATTCACGCCTATTAAATGCTGACTTTGGTGGTGATGGCCTAAAGAATGGCCTAGTGTTGAACAACTTCCACGGTTTCCGTGTATACGTTTCAAACAACTTACCATCAGTAGGTACTGGTGCATCTACAACAGGTGCGGCTAACCAGAACGCCAACTACGGTGTTATCTGTGCTGGTCACGATTCGGCTGTTGCAACTGCAGAGCAGATCAACAAAACTGAATCATACCGTGATCCAGACTCATTTGCTGACATCGTGCGCGGCATGCATCTATATGGCCGCAAGATTCTGCGTCCAGAAGCTTTGGTCACTGCTAAATACAACTTAGCATAAATAAACTAATTGTAGGTGGGCTGGGAAACTAGCCCACTTATATTTGTATTTATAGGAATTAACATGGCAACATACATAAACCTAGTCAATGAACTACTTCGTAGACTTAATGAAGTACAGATTGACCTAGCTAATTTTGGAACAACTAAGAATGTTCAATCTTTAGCTAAAGATGCTGTTAATTCTTCTATACGTGAAATACTACAGGAAGCTCAAGAATGGCCTTTCACACTAGTCACGTATGAACACACACTAGAAGTAGGCACTAAAACCTACAGCTTCCCTTCTGACTTCTCTAAAGCAGATTGGGATACATTTTATTTAACTAATGCACAATCTGCATACCCAACTAAGCTACCTAGTATTTCTTATGAGTCATACATAAATGATCGAAGAAGTCTTGATGATGTAGCAGGTGCAGGTGGACACTCTAAACCAGACACAGTATATAAAACACAAGAGCATAAGTTTGGTGTAACACCAATCCCCGATAATACTTATGTTATAGAATATAGATACTGGAAAGTCCCTGCTGATTTATCTGAGAGTACAGATGTTTGCATTATTCCCGATAGATTTAAACATGTAGTAATTGATGGTGCTATGATGTACCTAATGCACTTTAGATCAAATGATCAATCTGCTAGATTACATGAAGATAAGTTTAGAACTGGTATTAAGTCAATGCGTAGATTGTTAGTAGACAGTAAAGACTATTTAAGTTCTACTGTAATATATAGGACGGGTAGTACCTTTTAGATGGTTGATAAACTAAGTACATATGTTTCAGTTTGTGCTGGTGGTTTAATAACTAATGTAGACCCCCTAACACAAGCAGTAAACCTATCAGGTAGTGCAGTACGTATGATAAATTACGAACCTGCTTTGTCTGGTGGGTATCGTCGTATTAGCGGATATGCAAATGATTATGGTACTGTACCGGGCACAGGTCCTGTTTTAGGTGTAACAGTAAATGGTAATTTACATGATGGTATATTCGCATGTAGAAAACCTACAACTGGACATGACTATTTATATAGATGGCAAGACTCCAGTGATTCTTGGGTAGCTATACCCGAAGCTGGTAATCCTAATATGACTAATGTTACTAAAGTACGTTTTAGTAATTTTAACTGGTCAGGTGAGGTGATACTACTTACGGATGGTGTTAACCCTGCGGCAACCTATAATGGTACTACTTACACACAGATTACACATGCGGATGCTCCAAACAACCCTAAGTACTCTGAAGAGTTTTCATCTCATATATTCTTGTGTGGTGATTCTTCTGAACCATATAACCTATACTTTAGTGCACCATTAAATGCTACGGACTTCAACTCTGGTTCTGGTGCTGGTGTTATCAATGTAGGTTACACTATAACAGCTATCAAGAAGTTCCGTAATCAATTATATATCTTTGGTGCTAATAACATAAAAAGATTAGTTGGTAATAACATTGCTAACTTTACACTAGAAAACGTTACATCTAATATGGGTTGCCTTGCTCCCGATTCTGTGGTAGAGTTTGGTGGTGACTTATTATTCTTAGGTCCTGATGGTATACGACCCATATCTGGTACTGATAAAATTGGTGACGTTGAGCTTGCTACAGTATCAAAAGAGATACAGTCTATATTTGATAACTACTATCTATCAGAACAGATAACGGACATTTCTATTGTAGTACTAAGAAAGAAATCACAGTTTAGGTTCTTCTTTAAAAATGATGCTTCATTATCTTTAATAGGTGGCATACGTAAGAGTCAGAATAAACAGAGTATCTTTGAGTATAGTCAGTTAATTGGTATAGAAGCTAATTGTGTAGCTAGTGGATATATAGGCCAGTTTGAACATGTGATACATGGTGATGGTGCAGGTAAAGTACATCGCCAAGAAAAAGGTAATAACTTTGGTGGACTTGAAATATTTAGTTTATTCCAAACACCTTACTTTTATATGGAAGACCCAGAAGTACGTAAGATAGTACATAAGGTAAACACATACCTTAGATCAGAAGGTGACACAGAAGTATTTGTTGGCGTGTCATATGACTATGATGATTCAAACACATTAAACCCTACCAACTATGATTTTACTACAGAGGGTGCGGCTTCAGTATTTGGTACAGCCATATATGGAGCAGGTGGTATTTATGATGGTAATCCATCACCTAAGACATTAACTAACATAGAAGGATCGGGTAACTCTGTGTCTATAAGTTATGTTACCAACAATACAAATGCAAGTCATACTATACAGGCAATAGCCTTGACGTATGAGACAGCCGACAGGAGATAATACTTTGGCAGGTTATGTAAGACAGTCTACAGCAGACATAGTACCAACAGCTACGGTTCGAGCAGCCCCAATTAATGCTGAGTATAACAAACTCCGTGATGCATTTGCTATATCAAGTGGACACAAGCATGATGGATCAACAGGAGAAGGTGGATATATTCCTCTTATCGGTGATGTTGATGCATTAAACAAAGTTGTTATAGATACATCAAACAATAGAGTTGGTGTATTCGTAGAAGTATCATCTGCGGCTGTAGAACAAGTACGTTTCCAAGATGGTGTTATACTTCCAGTTACAACTAATGACATTGACTTAGGTTCAAGTTCAGCTAAGTTCAAAAACTTACACTTACAAGGCACTGCTACAATAGCTACTGTAGATATTAATGCAGGTAATATTGATGGCACTATCATTGGTGCAAGTACACCTACAACTGCTACATTTACAAGTGCTACATTAAACAATAACTTAACTGTTACAGGTACATCAACACTTGTAGGTACTACAACTATTACATCAGTTGACCTTAACTCAGGTGCAATTGATAATGCTACTATTGGTTCAGCTACACCAGCGGCAGGTACATTTACTACACT